GCCTTTAATGCTCCACCTGCTTGCATACGAATAGCACCGCCTTTGGCTTCGTTGATGTCTGGCTTGGTTATGTCGTATGCACCACGGTTGCCTGTCGATGACTTAACTTGTTTAGGATTGAACGCCACAAAATATTGCTCCTCAAGGTTTTTTGGATTTGGGTTTGTAACGTGTATTCCGTCATATCCAAGTTCCTGTAAGGTTTCATGCATTGGCTTGCCATCACCAATGGTGTCAAATATTCTGTTCATTTCATATTTATCTTTGACGCGCAAAGGGTTTTTGATTTGCGTTTGAACAGGATACACAACACCTTTTTGTTTGCCACTCATGCCTGACGCATAAGCATTTGCGGTTTCTGGGTGCGTCGTCATGTAGATACCCGGTCCAAAATCTCCGCCACCTTTAACTTCAAATTGCTTTATCGCCTCATCTGTGTACGGCGTGCCGTGATATAGCCTTTGCTTAACCACACTGCCTTCTAACATCTTGGCTAGGTTAGCCTCACGCTCTGCCACAGGCAATACGTCTTGAGTTCCCTTAGCGAGGCTAGACAGACCTTTAGCAAGTTTGGCGTAGTTAGGCATGGTTAGACGGCGTAGGGATTGACCCGCGCAGGTTGAGTGTCATAGTAATCGTCGTCGTCATCATACCGTGGCTCAGGGTCGATGTCGAGCCAGCCCATGTCCTTGAGCCACCTCATTGCCTGCGTTGCGCTATCGACATAGTCATCATGGCTTGAGTCAGGGAATGAGCATATCTGGCTGAGGAACCCCTCCACCCAGTCTTTGACGTAACCCTTATGCACTTCAGACTCAGGGAGCCAGACACGACCAGCGGCAAAGATGGCGGCGGTGATCTGGAGCCTCTGCATCTTGTCAGCACGTCCGGGGTTATAGCCCCGCACAATCAAATGCGCTTTTTGAAGTTCTTGAATCAGAGACAACCCTGCCGCCTTTTCTTCGACAAGGATCAGGTCAGGGCGCTTGGCATCCTTGCCATCACCATAAGAGACTCGCCACTCATCCATAGCGCGATCCTTCAGCTTTGGGAAAGTAAGGTGCTCTGCCCAACAGTCGATTAGCATCACGGACATTGGCCCGTCCTGCGGCTTAAACACCCCCCACGTCGTGAACGCTGTCGGGTCGTTGTAAGACTTGTCGGTATACGCGCAGTCATAGGACTGGAGGATGTACTCAAACTTAGGGAATGGTTTTCCAGCGGGGTACATCTTGAACATATCCCTTGTGACCACCTTACCGTCCTCTAAATCGACGATAGCGCCCATAACCTCCTGCTCGTATAGCTTTGTACCCTTGTACTGCTCTAACTGCCTCTGGAAGGCTTTGTCGAGGTTCTTAGCGTTATCAAACGTGCTGGCGCGGGAGATGATCACATCGTCGCCTTCCCTGCCGACCAGATCGAGGATCAAGTCCTTTGGGCGTGGTGTTGTGGTCACAATCACGCGAGGGTGGCTGTAGGGCTTGTCATCAGGCTTGATACGCAAGCCAAGCATCATGTTATCCCACGCCTCGTTCGGGCCAAGGTATTGGAATGCCGCCAACTCATCACACCAGCAAAAGCTAGAGTTGATACCACGCAGGCGGTCATAAGAGTCAGCGGATACGCCCCTGATCTTGGAACCGTTAGACAGTTTGATCAGGTGGTCTTGCTTGTTGTAGTCCACCACCAATTCTTCTGGTATGCAGGCGAGCAGTCCGCTAGGCCCTTCATAGCAGGTGAATTTCAAGTCACCCGATGTAGGGGCGAGCACCACGCTCATTGTGTTGGGGTGCGTCCATGCCCACCACCAAAGTGCTTCTGCCGCAGATCGCGTCTTGCCTGCACCTCGGCCTGCCAACATCAAAAACACCGTGTATTCACTTTGCAGGTCTGGCGGTATCTGGTATCCATGTGCCTGCTCAACCCAAGCGGCGTGAGCGATCTTTGCGATGCGGTCGTGCAGAGGATAGGCGTTGAATTCCGCCTTGACCTCTGGGTCTTCTAGCATCTCAGCCAGCACGTTTGGTCATCTCCATGTTGCGAATGATCTCAAGAAACTTGTCGGCAGTCGCATCCTCTGTCTTAATTGCGGCTCCGCCCTCCACGCCTTCAATGGCAACCCTTTCACCATACTTGGTCGGATGGAACTTAGCCAATAGCTTTAAGCGCGTTTCAATCTGTAGCTTGCGGTGTCCCAGCATATCCTCTTCAGTCACCGTTACGCTGTCCTCACCCTCCTCGGCTCCACTGCTATACACCTTGCGTATGCCAATCTTGATGTTGTCAGCAATCTGCAAGCATTCCTCAGCAATAGCGTCATAGCCAATATCACGGGCGTGCGCGATGGATGCGGAAAGAACTGGGTCTTTAGCCTTCCAATCGTACACCGTCCTCCACGCAGGGAATCCTTCGTTCTCTCTGCATATCTGACGTAATGGGATACCTTCGCTTAACTGCTCGCAGATAATGCGTGCAATCTCTGGATCGTATTTTGATGGTCGTCCAATCTTTTTTGGCGTTTTGGCAGGGTTTTTGGGCGTCGATGCTACTTTGCCCTGTGTTTTGGCTTTTGACGGCTTGGCGGGGCTTTTAGACCCCTTCTTGACGGTTTCTGGCATGACCCGTATTCCCCTGTTGGTTTGGTTCACCAGAGTTTAGCAAACCTTTTGGGTTTTCGCCAATAGGTGTCAGGTACTCACCGCTCGTCCGCAAGCCTTCGAAAAGCCTTTGCACAGCTTTCCCCGACGTAAATGAAGTTGGACTCGATTTGGTCTTCGACTGCGGCACAGTGGAAAGCCAGAAAAATCTGTGCGTCGACATCCTCGATTGCTGGCTTAACACCCAACACGGCTGGGGACTGCGAGGGTCACTGGGTTTCATGCCTACCCCCTATCGCTGTACCGAAGTGACTTGTACAGAGCCACCAATCCCCATGCGTCTTGGTTCGGGGCTTCCACCCGATCCCTCTTCGCTTTTACGCCTGCGAGTCCAAGGCGTTTAGAAACCATTGTGAAACCATTAAGGTTTCTTGCCCTCGTGACATAACTTTCTAACGTATGCACTGGAGTCTTGCGTAGCGCATTTATCCTCTGTCAGATCGAAGTCTGGAACCCACATCCACAGAATTAAAAACACTATGAACATTATACCAATAAAGAACTTTTGCACAGCAGTTTCCTCTGGTAATTGTTGGCTTGGTAGGTCTTTCATCATCTCGTCAATCTCCTGCTTGTTCATCGTCTTCCTCCTCAGTTTCAATGGCTGTGTGCTTTGCTTCCCACTCGCGTTGAATTTGGCGCTGGCGCTCCTCCTCTGCGCGTTGCTCTGGTGTCATGGAGCGGAACTGCTTGAACATCTCCGCCTCCATTTGCTCCATCAAGTTGCCCATGTTCATGCTGTCACCTCTTTGTTCAACACTGCCTGCAAACCAGCTAACAACTGCTGGGCTTCATCACGAGTCATAGGGGTGTGCATAGTGGCACGGCGACCTTGCAGGTGCAACCACACGCCACCGTCGTCCCATTCGCCGACTGTTACGCGCACGCCTTCTTGGGTGCTGATTGTTGTTTCGATTTCGTTTGACATAGTGATCTCCTTAAACGGTTGCGGGTTGAAGCATAGACACAATCTTTTTGCCAAGGCGACTAGATTGACTGACAGATGCATAGCGATGAACCATGCGGGGGTGGCAAGAGCCAGCATCGGCTGGGTGTGGAATTTCCCATGATGTTGAGATGTCGATGGAACCACTAGCGCGAACAATTACGTTGTATTGTTTGCTGTTGAGGTTGATGTACTGCTTGCTGATAATTTCGTGACCGTTCATTTCACTTTCCTTCGCTTTTTTCTGACTGTGCTGAATTGCTGTGTCAGTGTGGTTAGTATAACAACAAATTAAACAATACAACAAATATTTAAAAATATTTTCTAAGTATTTTCCCTAGTATTCGTTGGCATCCTGCAACACTTGTTTGAAGTGGTCTTTTGCCTCGTCTTCCAGAGTCTTGTAGTCGTCTTGTAAAACGTCTGAGGTAATGTCCTCGCCTTTGCCATCAAAAACGAACACCTCGAACTCCTCAGCGTAGTCTGGCTCGTGGGGGTAGTTACGCTCGGCAGGGGTGTAGTCGTAACCCACAGTCACGTCGTGCAGGGTCTCGCCCTCGTCATAGGAGATGACGCTCTT